TTCAACAAATTCTTTTTGTTTAATTATTACCCGATCAAAATAAAATTTAAATTCCTTTGCGTCTTTTTGTTCGTTCATGATATTGTCTCCTTTTATTTTTTATTTATTTAATGTATCTATGATAATTGCAAGTCATCCAAAGAATTTCCGAATAAAGGATGACATGAGTTAATACAAAGTTTCCAGGAATTTCTTTGAACTTCATCCCGTTTGTAGACTCCAGAAAAAAACCGTCTGCGAAGACCATCGCGTGGCCTACTCCTTTAATTTCGATAAAGTCGAGCGCAATAAAAAAAGAGGGTATTCCTAGTTTATTTCGCAAAATGTATTGGAGCAGTATGGCTTTGTCTTCGCAGTCGCCTGTTTTCAACGTGTAAGTTTCCTCAGGTGTTTGCCAATAATCTGATGGGTCGAATTTATATTCGATGTCGCATGTGACATATATCAAAGCATCTTCCATAGTTGTGACAGATATATCGTTTTCAAAATCATAAAAATCTATTTGTCCTATATACTTTTCATCGATAAGCTCACAGGCCGGCACAGATAGCAGGCAAAGAAAGATAACTCCGTACATCAGCCTGTCTTTTATTGTTGGTTTCGGCCTGCCTTGGTTGTATACACGTCGCATTTCTATAACTTGTTTGTGGCTTACATCCAAATATGTTACGATATTTCTGTTAATCCAACCGGCTTTTATTAGCTCCAAGATTTGCTCATTTTTTTTATTCATTGGGCTGTCTCCTTTCTTTATTATTTTTCTCTTCTTTCACTTTGGGGAGTTCTTCCATTAGCATCTCAGGAGTAATTCCTTTCCAGCTCCACCCTATCCAAAAAAACCGGTTTTCGTCCTTTAGTTCTTTTAATTTATAGAATGCTTCTATTCGCATCTCGTCTGTGATGCCTGACCAATCACAACCTGCCCTGATAAGATATTCAGTATCTTTTAATTTATAGAATGCTTCTATTCGCATCTCATCGGTAACGATGTCTTGACAGCATCCCATTTGATATTTCCACTCATCAATAAATTCATCCCAATGCTTCACCGCTCCAGCTTCTTTCGCAAGAGGCAAAAGAATATTAAAACATTTTTCATCTTTAATAGCTTTTCTTAACTTTGCATACTTCTTGCCTTTGAATATTTGCAATGCTAACTTTTTTTGCTTGCTACATTCCATGATTTTTTCTCCTTTTTATTTGTAGTTACTTACTCCTGCCATCTCATTTCCGAGAGGGCAGGAGTAAAGAGCTATAGATTGGCTATGTCTCCCCAAATTTTGGGCGGGATAGCCATCCAGCTAGTTTCCTTTCCTGGTTTTTCTTTACGACTATAAAGCTTGTCGCTATAATAAGAAAATATTGAACATGCTATGAGGTATGTTGCTAAAAACAGTATCAAGTAACTCATGACTTTCTCCTTTTTTTATAGTTGCTTGCCCTTGTTATCCCATTTCTGGAATAGCAAGGGTAAAGAACTATTCGGTTTCATTGCGTACGACATATTGATAAGGCTCGTCGTATATTCCATATCTGTCCAATTCCATCGTGATTTCAATCTTTACATCTTCAGCGAAACCCGGCTCTGCTTTTTGCATTCGGTCGGCTATTTTTTTTGCTTCTTTAAATGAATTGGTGTAAGTTATCATTTGATTATCTCCTTTTCCCGTAAAATGTTATGAGTCTCCCTGTTACATTATCATGATGACTAGTAGAGCAAAAACCTCTTTCCTCAAATTCTTTTTTGTAAGAAGCGAGTAATGATTTTTCGCTTTCTTCTCCTCTGCCTTTGCATTTGTCATGTTTATAATAACGATTGAGATAGTCCTCAACGCTATCGGCTTCTACTGCGCAATCTTGAAAAAATAGGTAAGTTTCTTCTTTTGTCATAATTCTGTTCTCCTTTTTTTTATAGTTGCTTGCTCCTACCATCCCATTTCTGAGATGGCAAGAGTAAAGAACTATTCGGTTTCGTTATGAATTACATATTCGTAAGGCGCGTCATAGATGCCGGAGTCTTTATTGCCTGATCCGTCCGTGCTCTCTGTTACTTGTATCCTTACATCTTCTGCATATTCGGGTTCTTCTTTTTGCATTGCAAGCGCTACCTTTTTTGCTTCTTTAAGTGAGTTTGCGTATTTTACCATTTTTCTTTTCTCCTTTTGTTTTTCTTTCTTTCTTACTTATAATATACACAAGATAAACAAAGTTGTCAAGTGGTTTAGTAAAAAAAGTAAAAAAAAGTAAAAAAAAGATAGAAAAGCAAAGAAGATAATGGTATACATGGATCACATGAAAGAAACAACTAAAATAAAATACAAAATATATAGAATAAGATGGTGGTTGGTGCAGTATCTTGCGATGAAAAGACCTGTGCATGTTGATGTTGAGACAAACAATACATGTAATCAGAAATGCTTGTCATGTTGGCATTCTCAAGATGTATTGCCGTTTCGGCTAGGAAGCATGAAGCTGGGTGATGTCGAAAGAATTATAGACGAGGCTAGTCGACTTGGCGTGAAATCGATAAAGTTTAATTATCGGGGAGAGCCTTCTCTTTATAAATATATCACGGATGTTATTGATTATGCTAAAAGAAAGGGTATTGTTGATGTGATGATTAACACAAACGGGATAATGAGTCGGGAGAGACTGATAGACATAATAAAGGCAGGAATTACAACGCTAATTATTTCAGTTGATAGCTTTAAGTCTAACGTATACAGTATGATGCATAATACGACAAAGAGAATTCATTCACGTTTGTTGGGCAACTTAATTTTTTTGAATAGATTAAAACAATTAAAACTAATAAAGACAACTCTTGTGATAAATATACACAAAAGCAATCTTAATAATTCGCAAGAGGATGAAGAGCATGACAAACAAAACATAAAGAAGCTTGATGGGTTTATTGTCAAGACGCGATATACTGAAGATAGAGAAGGCGATCATATCGCGTTTGTTCAGCACAAGAACAGAAAGAAAAGATGTCCGCATATGATGAGAAGGTTGGCAATTTTAGTTAACGGCAAGGTCTATCCTTGTTGTATGAGTTATCTCGAACCGAATGATTTACTTTTAGGAAATATATCTGAGAACAAATTAGCGGATATTTGGAACGGAGAAAAGAGAAAGAAACTAATATCAGATTATGCAAAAGGGGTATATGTGAAATCATGTAAAAATTGCAAGTCGGGGGATATCTGGAAAAGATGAAAGATGTATTGACTATAGACAGAGAGATCTTTAGACTTCAGATAAGGTTTATCTCTTTTAGCAATCTAAAGACATTGCTTGAAGGTTTGTTTGTATACATAAAGGGAAGAGGAGAAAAATGGCTGGCAACGGCTGACGGAAAGGAGGTATTGTATGATCTCGAACGAAAACAAACAATTATTTGGGCAGAACTTCAACGAAGAGGCAAGATGGATAAAAACGATATCGCAGAATTCCAGCGGTGGCTGTACAAAAAACACGAGAAAAAAATATATTGAGGGGTTTTTTATGATTAAATTAATAGAATGTCCTGTTTGTGATAATGAGGATTGGAAGTCTTTAGATTATTTACGTGATAGGGATTACTGGATTGACAAAGATTATATATTTGACGAGCAGATAGGGTTTAAGATATGCAAGACCTGCGGATTTGTTACATATGATTATGTCGAAGAAGAGATATTAAAAGAGAGATACAGGAGAGCGCGTCCTGTGATGCAATACGCTAATATTTTGACATGTAACAGGAAGAACGAATATCATAAAAAGTTTCTAACTTTAGATTTAATAAAGAAACTAGAAAGCGTCTACGATGTAGGCTGTGCGCAGGGGTCTTTTTTAAAGATGATGCGAGACAACGGAGTAAAAGAAGTTTCCGGATGTGAATGGAGCAAGGCTTTCAGAGATTACGCTATTTATGAATACGGGCTTAATGTTACTGAAGATGTCGAAATAGAAAATCGGCAGGACATGATTTGTTATTATCATGTATTCGAACATGTTCAATATCCGTCTGATGAGTTGCAAAAAGTAAACGAGCGCTTGAAAGATGATGGGTATTTATATATCGCAGTTCCTGAATACATGAATTATCTTGATGAGCCATCTGGAATGGTATGCGAAAACTTCGAGAAATTATATCAATTAGATCATGTGAACGTGTTTACAAAGACGTCCTTAAAAAATATTCTCAGTAGAAACGGTTTTAAAATAATAAAAGAAGACGATAAAATATATGGATATACTGTTTTATGCCAAAAAGCGCTGATCGAAGCTTGCGTGAAAGAGGACCATGATGAGCTAGAGGGTATATTAAAAAAGCAAAAAGAGGCATTTGAGCATTTGAATAAAAACGAATTCAGTAAAGCGATAGAGGTTTTTCCAGCTTTCCCTGAAGCTTACGTAGCTGCTTGTATACAACCGAACATGTTAAAAGATTTCGGAAAGCAGAAAGAGATGCTAGAGAAAGGGTTGAGCGTTTGCCCAGGTAGCGCAAAGATAAAGATGCAATTAGCAAGATTGTATTTTCAATGGGATGACAGCAATCCGCAAAAGACCTATTATTCTAATAACATAAGAAAGGCTGAAGAGATATTGAACGCTATAACAGAGGAGAAACCAGGAATAGAAGACTCTTATTATTTGCTTGCATTGATTGAAGCAAAGTATAAGAAAAACTATCAGAAAGCTAGAGAGTATTTGGGCAGAGTTCTGGAGATCAATCCGACTAAATTCACAGAGTGCAATCAGTTGATCGGATGGATATGGAAGGAACGAGGGCAAAACGAAGGGAAAGTTAATGAAAGCGAAACGAGGTTATAAAGAACAGAAATCAAAGATTAGTACAGGGAAATGGTTAGAACGTTATTTTAAAAAACGTACTTGCAGGAAAAGTATTATAAAACCAATGGTAAATGAGCATGACCATAAACTGGAATAAGATCAAATCTGAGTATATATCAAGCAATATAAGCTATGCCGGATTAGTAGAAAAATATAACGTATCCAAGAGCGCGATATTTGCTCAGGCGAAAATAGGGAAATGGGTAGAAAGAAGGAAACAATTCCAATATAATTCAGATACGAAGCTTCAGGAGAAAGCCGGCGATAGCGAGGCCGACGCCATTCTCAAGATGAAAGAGAAAGAGCGCAGTAAATTTGACAAAATAGAAACTTTGATCTGGCGTTCTATCATGGAGAGGCTAGTAGATCAGAATGGCAATTTGCTAGGATACGGAGAGAAAAAAGACTTAACTCCTCTACAAGTTGATCGGTTTATGTCTGCATTGATGAAATTACAGCTTATGCGATATAAAAGTTATGGTCTCGATAGGCTACAATTCACTAGTAAGCACGAAATCACAGGGGCTGACGGAGAGGAAATAAAGTATTTAGTTGAAATAAAAGATGTGGCGGTAGATGCAACAAATAGAGATAGAAATAAACTTGAGTGAGTGGCAGCGAGAAGTATTCAGACGAAGAAATGATTATAGATTTACGGTTATTAGTGCAGGACGACAGAGCGGGAAGACGTTTTTATGCGTTACATTAAATATATTGTATCTTATACAAAATCCTAATAAAACATGCTGGTGGGTAGCGCCAACTTTCACTCCTGCGAAGATAGCATTTAGACGCATGCTTACTGCAATCAATTTATACAAAATAGGCCATTCTGTCAATAAATCTGAATTGAGAATAGTTTTGGCGAATGGATGCGCTGTGGAATTCAAGTCGGCGGAACGAGAAGAGGGGTTAAGGGCTGAGTCAGTAAACTTTATGGTTGTTGATGAAATGGGACTGATCAAGCGGGATGCGTGGCAGTACGCGATGAGGGGCACAATAACAGCGACGGAAGCGCCTGTCATTTTTATCGGCACGCCGAAAGGGAAAAACCTCTTTTATGAATTATTCTTGCAAGGGCAGGATAGAACAGAGAAAGACTCTATTTCTTATCAATTCAGCAGTAGGATGTCGCCTTTTTTCAGCGAAGCTGAATGGAGAAGAGTGCAGAATTTACCTGAAAGAATTTTTAGACAGGAATACCTTGCTGAATTTTTAGATGATGGTGGGGAAGTATTCCGGAACATACGAAATTGCATAAAAGGGAAGTTGGAAGAGCCTCATCCAGGCAGGGCGTATTATGCAGGGATCGATTTAGCAAAGAGTGTTGACTATACGGTTATAATTATACTGAATGCGCAAGGGCATGTGTGCGCATTCGAGCGATTTAATGAGATAGCGTGGAGTGTCCAGAAAAGACGTATTATAGATATATGCACGAGATATGGAGCTATAGCTTTAATCGACAGTACAGGAATAGGTGATCCGATCCTGGACGATTTGCAAAGATCGTCTGTGAAAATTAGCGGGTTCAACTTTACTAATACATCTAAGAGACATTTGATAGAAACATTGTCGATGTCTATCGAACGAGAAGACATTAGCTATCCTGAAATTCCTGAGTTGATCAATGAGCTTAATATTTTTACGTTTGAGCAAACGCAGAGCGGGCTTATTAGATATTCCGCGCCGTCTGGGTTGCATGACGATATAGTGATCGCGTTAGCGTTAGCTAATAAGTTATATGTTGAAAGTTCAGGCAGGGGCATGATCGAGGCATACGATAGAGAGAATTATTACGAAAATTAAAAAAAAAGTTGACAGAGGAATAATAATTGCTAACATAACGTTATGCAGATAGGTAACTACAATTTCGGCTTTTTCAAGAAACAAGTTAGCGTTTCACCGCAACAACTGATGCGAGAAGTTTCATCTTCAGCATCCCCATATTTTTCTGACTACCAACCCGGTATTTATAATCCTGATAAACTCTTCGAGAAAAGAGGCAATTACGATTTATTTGATAAGATGCGAGAAGATGATCAGATCTCATCTTTACTCACGTTAAAGAAAATAGTAATTCTAAACACGGGCTGGGTTATAGAGTGCGAGAACGAGAACATAAAAGAATTTTTAACAAAGTGTCTGACTGAGTATTTAGATGATGTTTTTGAAAAAAAGATATTCAATATGTTGTCTGCGCTTGATTATGGCTTTTCGTTGTCCGAAAAGGTCGTTGAAACGATTGAAGATGAAGGCAAATCGAGATGGGTTTTTTCTAGTATAAAGACGAGAGCGCCGCATAGCTTTGAATTGCATAGCGACAAGTTTGGCGTAGTTGAGAAAGTTGTGCAGAAAACAGAAGAAGGCGACGTTGAGATTGCTCCCCAGAAATTTATAATATATTCTTATAATGCTGAGTTTGACAATCCTTACGGGAAATCAGATCTGAACAAAGGCGTATACCGATCTTATACGAGTAAAGACGCTATTATTAAATTTTGGAATATATATCTTGAGCGGTTCGGAATGCCTCTGACAATTGGCAAAGTGCCGAAGACGGCAAGGGACAGCGATAAAACGACATTCTCTAAGATACTTGAGAAAATACAAGCGAAAACGAGCATGGTTATTCCCGATGATTTCAATGTTGACTTTCTAACTGCGGCTAACGGCGCGGGGGAATATGAGAAAGCAATAGACAAACATAACTTGATGATAGCAAGAAAGTTGCTAATCCCTGACCTTATCGGTCTTTCAGGATCGCAGACAGGCGGCGGGTCGTACGCGCTCGGGAAAAAGCAATTTGAGATATTCTATCAGACTATAGAATTTATTAGAAGTGACATCGAAATGCTGATAAACAGAGAGATGATAGATCCGCTTGTGTTCTGGAATTTCGGAGAGAATGAGAAGGCTACTTTCAAATTCAATTTCATTGATGAGGACAAAAAAGAGAAAGACGTAAGGTTGTGGCTAGATAGTATAAAAACTGGCAAAGTGCCCGTCGAAATTCCTCATGTGGATTGGCTACTAGAGAGAATAGACGCTCCTTGTTTGAGCGAGGAGAAGAAAAAAGAGATAGCAGAAGCGAAAGAACGAAATCCGTTCAAAGAGAAAGATGAAGAGGAAGAAGATGAGGGAGAGGAAGGCGAAGAGGAAGAGAATAACGAAGAGAATGAAGATGGCGAAGATGAGAAGACGGATGGGGATAAGAAGAAGCATACGAAGATAGTATATAAAAGAGAATTATCCATCTATGAAAAAAAAGTTGATTTCGGGAAAATAGTAAGCGACACTGAAGAGATTGAGAATAGATATAAGGACGAGTTGAGTTCTTTATATAAGTTATCGATCAATAGTATTCTGGATGAAATAAAGCAGAAGAAAATAGTCGAACGGAAACGGTATGACCTTATCAATAGCTTGAAGTTGAAGTATACGGGAAGAATACATTTTTTGACTAAGAAAATGTTAAATGATGGCTATGAGAAAGGGCAAACAACAGTAAAGAAACATAAGCTAGTTTCTGGCGTAACGGATTTGAATGATATTGATATAGCGAACTGGATACGCGAGTATGCATATTATATTACAAGCGCGGAAAGTGATTTTATAATAGGCAAGATCAAACCGGTACTGATCGAAGGCATAACGGCGGGTAGGAGTATCAAGGATATGGTTATGTCGCTTGAGACTGCATTATCGGGTTATGACATATCGACGAAACCATATCGGCTTGAAGCGATAGTACGGACTGTCACGTTATCGGGATATAATGAAGCTAGACTGAAAGAATATGATACGTTGAGTGATGATATAGTAGCTTTCCAATACTCTGCTATTTTAGATGATAGAACATCCGCGCTGTGTGAAAGTCTAGATAAAAACGGGCAAGGGATATATAATCCTGACTACGCTCAAAGCATCAATCCGCCAAATCACTTCAATTGCAGATCGGTGCTTGTGCCAATTTTCTCAGATGAGCCGACGCCGGATATTAAATCTTTACCGGCCAACATTGAAAAAGATGTCGGCGGATTTTGGAAAACGAGAAGAGGAATGTAATATGTCAGGAATAAGTCAAAATGGCCTAAATCTTGGTGAGGTAGAAAACTCATGAAGATAAAAGTAGGAAACAAAGTATATGATAGCGCAGAAGAGCCTATAATGGTGATTTTGGCTGATCAGGATAAAATAAATATTATAAATATGCATCCGGATTGCACTAAATATGTTCAATATCCTAGCTTAGAATACAGTGTTGAAGATATAGAAATTTGGGTATCGAAAGAGGGATGACAGATTAAGAAACAAAAGATTGGAAGGAGAGCATTGATATTTTTAAATGGGGGGAGTTTATGCCGGTTATTCATGCAGGGATAGACACAGGAACACAGACTTATACAAAGAGCGCTAATTATATTTATTTTTTTAAGATAACCGCGACTGCAGGTGGGAAGGCGTTGGGTATCGGGTTCAGAAATGGGGTGAATTATGGCCTTGATCATCTCAAAGGCGCTCTTTATACAGACTCGTCCGGTCCCGATACTTTGATAGCGGGTTCAGAAACAGAGGAACTTGAGGGATGGGTTGCGCCGTCGACATGGCATTGGCTGGAGATAACGTCGCCTCCCGATCTTGTATCTGGGACGGCCTACTGGGCTGCGATGTGGGGAGATACGACATGGAAGGGGCCGGACGGAACAACAGGCGCTTCTCATATAGAATATTTATCTGCGACGTATGCGTCGTCATGGCCTGCCGGAGCGACTGGCTCTAGCTCGATGAATAACACGAATAATAATATATACATATCGATTGCTAACAGTTTGTCAGTTATAACAGTTCTTGACAGCGATACTTTGCAAAACGGATGCAAAGACAAAGCATACAGCGAGAATATCAGAGTAGCAAACGGAGTAGCTCCGTATACTTTTTCATGCACGGGTGGAGCGTTGCCGGATGGTTTAGCGGTGTCTGAAATAGGAGAGGTAATAGGCATACCGACGAAAGCTGGGCTGTTTAATTTTGATATAAGGGTAACTGATAACACTACAAGCACATCTGCTGACACTAAAGCGTTATCGATTGTGATAGACGATTATAAAACGTATAATAAGAAGTATAAAAGAAATCCGATCTGTTACGGAATGATAAGAAGCATCGTAAAGATGGGCGGAACGTATTATGCTTTTTTTGAAAAGAAACCGACAGACACATGGCAGATATACACGCGAAGTTCAACGGACGGTATCAAGTTCGGGAACTATACAGACGGGGCTTCTTCGGCATTGCTTGCCGCCGGGGGTGTTGGCGATTTTGATGAGTTTGGACAGGCGGATCCTGCTGTTCTGGTAGAAGAAGATGCAAATTTCCATATGTGGTACGATGCGCTGGCTGATAATAATGAATGGTTAGGGATAGGGTATGCTTATAAGATAGGGGCTGGAGCATGGACAAAGAACGCTACAAATCCTGTTCTTGAAGTTGGAGCGGCAGGGACTTGGGATGATAATTGGGTGCATCATCCTTGTGTTATCCACCACGAAGGACTTTGGTACATGTTTTATGGCGGTCATAGCTCTACAGAGGCGGCACAATGGATTGGTGTGGCGACTTCTCCGGACAGGGAAACATGGACAAAATATTCCGGCAATCCGGTCATAAAACCGACGGGGGACGGACCTGACACAAACGACATAAGGCCTTCTAGACCGGTTCTCATTAATGGGGTCTGGCATATGTGGCTATGGGGATATACAGACGCTAGTGACTCAAGCCGTAATTGTTTATTCACATCGAAAGATTTATATACATGGGCAAGAGTAGGCAACGGGAAAGATAGCGATCATGGCGGTCCAGATAGTGATGTTTGGTATTACGAAACTCAGTGCATGGATAGCATAGTCGAAAAAAACAAACTAAAAATGTACTTGCTTGGTTATGGTTACACATATACAGTAGGATATTCTGAACAAGATATACAAGAGGCGAAATAATGGAAATTAGAAATCCGATAATAAAAGGCGCGCCGATTGAGGTTGACGCATGGGTCGATGTGACTCAGAATGCTTTCAGAACAGGGGCTGACATTGATCTAAATAAATGCGATGGGACTTTATACATCGATGCGGCGCTGACAGATGAGACGGCTCATACGGGAACGAAGTTAATAGCGCAGATATCTTCGGCTGCCGTAGACAATGAATTTTGGCTGGATTATACGACTACGACGTTTGCGACAGGAACAGCGAACTTAGAGACGATAACGAGTAGTCCGTTAAACGCTGGCGATGACTCGATTACATGCGCAGACACTACAGGATATACAACAGCGGGCTGGAAGTTTATAAAGGATACAACGATAGCGGATAGTGAGATGATATATGAGATATCATTCAGCACAAACACAAGCGTAAAGATATTAGACGGCGTCAAGAGACAGCACTCTTCTGCTATGTTGTCTGATGTCACGGCGCAATGGATTGTTGATTTGCCAGAAACTGCGTCGAGAGCTAGAATTATATATGACAACACTAACGATCCAGACGGGGCTACGATAGCGACAAGATGTCGAGTCTCGAAACGATATAGCGTATAGGGGTATTAAAATGCCAACACCAAAACCGAAAACAGATGAGAAAGAAAAAGACTTTATCAATAGATGCATGAGTGACAAGACAATGCTTGAAGAGTTCCCTGATCAGGAAAAAAGAGCGGGAGTCTGTCACGCGCAATTGAAAGAAGAATTGAAAAAAGAAGAAAGCTTCGATTGCGAATGTATCGAATGCGGACATAAGACAACTTCTGAGGAACATTGTAAAGATTTAATATGTCCCGAGTGTGGTGGTAAGACGAGAAGATTAGAAAGACCAGGCACGGGGCAGAAATTCGAGAAGACGATTGAAAAGAAAGAAGTTTATGATATCAATGATTTTGAGATTTTCAAAGTAGGGACATGGCACAAGCAAAAGTATACTGAAAAAGACCTCGACGACATTGTTGAAAGTTTCGCTGAGATAGGCGCTGAGATAAAGCCATTTTTGAAATTAGGGCACGAAGAAAATCAAAAAATATTGCAAAAGGAAGGATGGCCGGCAATCGGTTGGATTACAAATCTCAGAAGAGAAGGCGAGGCTTTGATTGCCAAGATATCGAGTATGCCTAAAAAAATATACGAGTTAATAAATAAAAAGGCATATGGCAGAGCGAGCTCGGAAATATACTTTAATTTGCAGATGGGCAAGAAAAGATATCCAAGGGTTTTGAGGGCGGTGGCTTTATTGGGAGCGGAAACGCCTGAAGTCACGACGTTGGATGACTTCATAAATTTATATCAGCATGACAATTATGAAAAAATACATTCATACCAAAATCACGATTATGAAAAAATTGAATATTGTGATTTGACAAAAGAAGAGGAAGGAAAAATGGATTTCGAAAAAGAAGTAAAAAAACTGAAAGAACAAATTGAAAAAATGACAAAAGAAAATGTGGAAAGCGTAAAAAAAAGCGAGTTAATAGCAAAAGAGAACGAAACACTAAAAGAAGAAAAAGAAAAATTCGCGCATGACAAGAGAGAAGACGAGGTCAGGACATACGTTAAGGAAAAAATAAAAGAAGGTAAAGTCTTACCGTCTCAAGAAGAATATTATATTTCAGTTGCGCTAGGAGACAATGACGAACTAGTGTATTATTCTAAAGACGAAAAGAAAGAAATTAAAGGCGATAGGTTTGCGTTTCTCAAGACAATAATTGAAAACAATCCGAATATCGTTGAGATGGAAGAGAAGAGCAGACACATCGAGAAGAAGCATGTTGAAAAATTCTCATCGTTTAAGACTGAGGAAGAGAGAGGGGAATATCTCGATGCTGAAATTAAAAAACTTATGAAAGACGACAATTCTTTGACGTATAGCGACGCTTATTCTGCTGTAGTCGAAGAATTAGGGGAGGATACATAAAATGGCAATGGTTAACGGAGTAGGGAAAGAGTACGATATAACAATGAAATGCGGGACATACTGTAAAACGACTACATCGCAATATATGCTCTGTGGAATGCAGGGCAAAGACACAACTACCGCAGGGTTCACAGGCTATGTCACAAACGCAGAGGCGACAGGATTAAGCAGCTCTATCACGGCTGATTACGCGTTAGGTATTATTCAGTCTTATCAAAGCGCCAATTCAGAATATATGACAGTTAGACTATTCGGAATATCAAGAGCGATATGTTCGGCATCGGTCAACGCTGGTGATTGGGTAAAAGCTTACGAGGGATCTTCAGTAACGACTAGACGAGGGCAGGTAACGGCGATAGCTGACGCATCATCGATAACTGCGGGGATAGCTACAACATCTTCTTTCACATGTATTCTCGGGAGAGCGTTGAACGACGGCCAGACAGGAGCGGCTATCTCGCTATTTTTGAACCCTCAATTATACGATAGACAATTTATAGGGGAGTCATAACATGCCAGAAAAAAGTATTAGAGAAAACAAAGCGCTAAGTAATGTTAGCGTAAATTATAAAAATGCGGATTATATAGCTCAGGATGTACTGGCTGACTATAAAGTTACGCATCAGTCTGATAATTATCTGATCTATAATTCAGATTATAGATTGCCGGAAACTTATCAGGCGAACGGATCACCAGCGAACGTAACGAAATGGAGCGCGTCGACTAGCAGTTATTTCTGCGCTAAACATTCGCTGAAGGATGTAATAACGGATGTTGACAAGAACAATGTTGACTCTCCGTTAAATTTGGACAGAGACACAGTTGAGTTTCTAACAGATAAGATACAATTAAGACAAGAGTACGATGCGGCGAAATTGTTGTTTACAACTACTACATTTTCGAACTACACAGCTTTAACTGGAGATACCCATTGGGATACAACTACAGCCGCGCCTATACAAAATGTGTTAAGCGCAACTGGGGTCATTTTGCAAAGTGTGGGCAGAAGACCGAACAAAATAGCGATAGGTTGGACGCCTTACGTCGCTTTGCGGGAAAATTCAAGCGTATATGGCAGAGTTCAATATGTTGAACGGGCTGTATTAACGCCTGATTTGTTAGCGTCATTATTCGATGTTGGTAAACTATTCGCGGGCGCAGCTCAAAGAGACACATCTATGGAAGGGATAGCTGCATCGAAAAGCAATATTTGGGGCAACTATTGTCTAGTTGGGTTTTTTGAGAATGCTCCGGGGCTGAAGAAGGTATCAGCTGGCAATCTGTTTAGAGCGACAAGCGAAGGCTCGCCGTTCAAAGTCAGAAAGTGGTACGATGAGGATGTTGAAGGAACTTGGATACAGGTTCAGACGATGTATCAAGCAAAAACGGTAGCGACGTCTGCCGGATATTTATTTAGTGATGTATTGTAAGAGGTGATATGAAAGAAATAAAACTCAAAAGTATTGACAAAGATAAGACTGCAAAGAATGCTAAAGAGTATGAAAACATAACAAAGCAAAAGCAAAACGTTGAGAAGTCTGGCGATAAAGTATTATATCATCAGCGAACGGAGTATGGCAACGGAGTTGTTAAAAACAAACTGATTGGCATTCTGAAGGATGGCAAGACTATCTTTGATGTGGGGATAAAAAAATAAATGGCTTATGCTACTTCAACAAGCGTGTTAGTAATATTGCCCGGACTGCCTCAAACAACGACAACGGAAGGATACACGGCGAGCGTGGCAATAATAGACGCGCATATTGTAAGAGCGGACAGTTTAATAAATTCGAAATGCGCTAACAGGTACGACGTGCCTTTTAGCGCAGTCCCTGCAATTATAAAAACAATAAGCGAAGATGTGTCTGTTTATTTATCCTATCGATCTTTTTATACTCAAGATAATCAGAATAGGACAGAATATTTTGAAGAGTTGCGGGACAGAGCTTACGATTGGCTTGAGCAAGTATCAGACGGATCGATGAAGCTTGTTGACTCAAGCGGAAATTTGATAGCGGAGAGAGCGTCTACATCCGCAGACTTTATAAGTTCCAATACTGAAGATTATCATTCATTCTTCGATTTTGATGATTGTACTAATTGGGGATTTGACAGCGATATGTTGGACGCGATAGACCGTGGTTAAATTCGAAGCAAAAAACTTGGTGAGAGTTTCTAAAAAGCTGGAAGGGCTTGAAGACAGGATGAAAAATCCGGCGATAGCATTTAAGCGGATATCGGTTGAAGGATGGAAAGACGTCCTTGATCATTTTAGAAAAGAAGAAGATCAAGATGGCGAAAAATGGGCGAAGCTACAAGGGAAAAAGCAGAAAGACGAAAAGGGGCTAATACGAAAAAAACCAAAGAAAAAAAAATTCGCAAAGTTAAAGGGGCTAATACGAAAAAAGCCAAAAAAAAAGCCAATTGGCAAAGGGATAAAAAGAAAGACAAGGAGTAAAGGGAAAATTTTGCAAGATACAGGAAGGCTGAGGGCTTCGATAAGACATAAAGTCATAAAAAATGAGGCTATTGTTTTTACAGTTGTGGAGTATGCTAAAGCTCATCAGGAGGGGATTGGAGTTCCGCAAAGATCGTTTATGGGCTTGAGCAAAACAGCTTTAGAAAAAGCAACGGAGTTGATAAAAAAATATGTCCTTGAACTTAAATAATATCAATAATAGCATAAAGAATTTGTTGGATAAAAATAACACTACGACTTCAGCTTACAATATAAGCGCGGGGCTTAATAGCAAAGTGAAAAATGTTATAGTAGGCTTGTCTGAAGCGGTAGGTCTTGCGGAGACGTTATATCCTGTTGTCTATGTCGAGCTCAAAAGAAAAACAGAAGAGTTTGCGCAACTAGGGAACAACGCTATGAGAGATATTGATTTATATTATGATATTGTTCCTATCGTATCATATGGGATGGGGAACTGTCGGGAAGAGTCGGACAATGAATTATATAGATTATCACAGAACGTTGAGACATTATTTAGAAATTATATCAATTTATCTAACACGGTTGATTATGCAATTTTAGCGCGCACTGAGTATAACGTATCGTATAGCAACGATACTTGGAATAGTATAGCAAAAATATCATTAGAATGCAGGAAACTATCGACATAATGTTATCAAAAGAAGAAATCTTAACACAATCTCGAACAACTTACAAACAGAATGAGTCGTTATGGCGAGAGAACGCGTTACGCAATAAAGTAGTTTATGAAAAGCATAGAACTTCGCAACAAAGCTTAGTCTATGCTGGCGCGGGAAAGACTTTGTTGTGTATTGCCTTCGGGGCAAGCTTCGAGGACAAAATAGACGTTATCAAAAAGTATCGGGGCAATGTTGATATAATTTGCGTCGATAAAGCTTGCGGCGCGTTATTAGAAAACGGTATAACGCCGGACTATGTTGTGATAGCGGATGCCAAAATTGATTATGATCGTTGGTGTAAATCGTGGGTAGGCAAGACAGACAAAATAAAACTTCTCGCAAATGTAACGGGGAATCCTTTATGGGCGGAGAATTGGCGGGGAGAAATATATTATTATGTTAATAAAGACAATATCGGCACACAAGAAGTATTCGGGGACTTGACAGGATGTAGAGAGACAATTCCGGCGTCGAGCAATGTCGGAAATACTGTCGTAGTTTTCGCGACACAAATATTGGGTTATGATAAATATTTACTTGCAGGTTATGATTTTTGTTGGGGAGACGAAGACAACTACTACGCGTTCAACGATCCCGACAAACGCTATTGGATGAAGCATATGCACCTTGTCGATAAGATGGGCCGGCTGGTTTCGACGTCTAATAATTTGATGTTCTCGGCTAGATGGCTGTCAGACTATAAGCAGATACTACGACAAAACAATGTAAGAATATTCGATTGTTCAGGAAAAGGAGTGTTGGAATTCCCAACATCCGATTTGGAGACACAATTAAAAATCAGTAAGCAAAGGGAAATAACGGAAGTTGAGAGAAGAAAGATATTTAATTCAAGGTTACAAAAAGTTGTAATAAGGGCGAACGATGATGGTAGAGAAGAAAAGCTAAAGGAAGCGTTGGAGACTTTAGAAATTGCAAATATATCAATTGAATACATTCCGAAAGAGGCAAAAGAATGGTTAAATTTAAATTAAAATTTATTGATCATCGGCCGGTCTATATCCCTAAACTGACATATCATAGAGGCGGTCTTTCTTTGAAAAAGGACGTTGAAATATTTGTAACTAAAAGCGAGAAAGATAATTTATTACGGATGAAGAACGGAAACAAGAAATGTTTTATTGAGATAAAAGAGATGAAAGAAAAACTTGAAGAAGAGGTAAAAGAAAATGTCGATAGGTGATAATGCAAGATTTGGGTATGATGCTTTTTTGGGGGTCGCTGAAGAAACGACATTTGGTTCAACTGCGACATCGGCATCTTTCACATATGTGGAGTTTGGCACAGAATCATTGAAGCGAACAAGAGAGGAATTGAAGCTTGAGTCTATAAACACATCAAGAGATTTCCGGCGACGTTTAACAATGAATGAAACAGTAGAAGGGGCGGTGGAATGCGATCTCAATGTCGCGTCGGACGCTGTTGTATATATTATGAAACAGGCGATGGGCGGAACTGTAGCTTCTGAGGTAGAGACAGCGGCAGTTTCTTACAAGCACACTTTTTATCAAGGCGATATGGAGAACAACAAGGGGACTTCAACCGCTGATGACGTAAAAAGTTTGACGTTTAGAGTTGCGAAAGGGGCGCATGATACAAGCACGACTAATATGTGGGACTTTAATGGATGTCGAGTAAATAATCTGTCTATAAAAGGAGAGGTTGGAAGTCCTGTGATCATGACGGCTGAGTTGGTAGGTAAGACTGCAAGTCTTTGTTCAACCGTGCCAACTGTGGCGTTTTCCAATGTCGCGCCTTGCACTTTCATAGGGGCAACGGTAGAAGTGGGCGACTCTCTAGACTCTACAACAGCGGAGTCTTTTACCGGTTTTGAGGTAAGCATCAATAATAATTTAGTGAGCGATACTAATGCGAGAGTTTTGGGGGAACGTACAGTGAAGATACTCCCTCCAACTAGGCGAGAGATAGGATTGAAACTAACGCAAAGGTACGACACTACAACAGCTTATCAAAGAGCAATTGATGAAACATCGATGGCTATAATAATCAAGCTGGACTCTTTGCAAACAATAGGAGCAGCGGCAACGACTTATTCGATGCACATCAAGTTGCCGACATGTTATTTTAACTCGAACATGCCCGAAATCGGCGACTTTGGAGTCATAACGCACGAATTAGAAGTAAGTCCAATTTCCTCGAATACTTCGACGGGGTATTCTATTCAATTAGAAATGTTTAACGCAACGGCTAATTACGAATGAAAATATTAAATTTAGACGAGTTTATAACTGAAGATAGAATTATCAGAATAGAAGCGGTGGACTATTTAATCCCTACTGACATTCCGTTGATGATCACAGTCAGATTGATGGATTATTCTGATAAGATAAACGATCCTGAAAGCGACAACATGAAAGCAATGACGGACGGAGTTCTAACGCTGTATGATTTATTTAAAATCAAACAGCCTGATTTGGAGTTTGAAAAGTTTGTCAACCTATTGTCAATGGAAAAGTTCACATCCGTTATAAATTTTATATACGCTGATAAGACAGTTGCTGAGTCAAGAGATATAATCGAAAAGATCAAAACGGATCAAAAAAAAAATATAGCAGATACAACAGGTTCGAGCAATTCAACTTAATCGAGGTGGTAGCAGAATTTTGTTTATTCTATGTGATACCGATTACTGACTATAAAAAAGTTCTGGATATGCCAACCAGAATTTTTTTATTATTGCTTGAATACAGGAATAAAAAGATGGAGAGAGAGGCGAAGGAATGGAAACGTCTGAAGAAATAAGATTGATAATCAGATCAGAGATGGGTAAAGCTATCGCTGATCTGAAAACTGTCAACACCCGCATGGGCAAGACAAAGAAAGAATCGTCTAAGCTAAAAAACTCTTTGGCAAAATTAAAAACCGGATGGGTAGGCGCTGGCGTGGCGCTGGGCGGGACAGTTCTGGCGATGAAGAGCGTTGTTTCTGCGGCAATGGAACAAGAAAAAGCTGAAAAGAATTTGCAGGCCGCCTTAAAAACAACTGGACAATACACGAAAGAAGTTAACACGGCATTGAAAAATCATGCCTCCGAACTTCAAAAAATAACAACAGTTGGCGACGAAACGTCTTTAGCGGCGATGCAGCTAGGAATATCAATGGGCATTAGTGCTAAAGATATAGGCAAAGCGACAGAAGAGGCAATAGGGTTAAGCAAAGTATATAAGACTGATTTGCAATCGTCAATGAAAATAATTGCATTTGCAAGAGCGGGCGATATCGATGCATTGAACGAATATATCCCGCAAATGAAAATGACAAAAGATGTGACAAAAAAGGCCACAATAGCTAATGAATTTTTAGCAAAAGCGTATAAATTCGCTAAAGATGAAACAACAACATTTGCGGGTCAGATGGAACAGATGACAAATGAGTTAGGCGATACTAAAGAAGTTTTGGGGGCTGTATTATTGCCAATGCTGCTAAAGCTTGCGACATCGCTAAAAACTGTATCGTCTTATGTCAACAACTTAAATCCTGACATCCGGGACTCGATAGTGACATTCGGGTTAATGGGCTTGGCAATAGGAGTTTTAACAAAGGTCACTATTGGATTTGGCGTTGCGACTAGCGTCGCGTTTGGATGGATCACGGCGATAGCCGCGGCTGTGGCTGGCGTTGTCTTGCTTTATAAGAATTGGAACAAGATAATGGAGAAGGTCACAGCATACGCTATGGACAAAGTGGCCGAGATGATTAATCCCTGGATCGAAGGTTTGAATTTGATCATAAAGGGAATAAATATAATTCCCGGCGTAAACATCGGAATGATCGAATTGATGAAGTCTCAGAACGCAGAGTACAGAGAGTCAGAACAGACAGCGGACGAAGAGGCTTTCGCAGTGAAAAAATCGACGCTAGAAACTGCGCTTGCGGAACAGTCTGCGATAATAAAAAAAGCTAACGTAGAGAAGATAAAGACAGAGAAAAAGGAAGTAAAAGAAGTTCATAAACTCAAGAAATGGGCAAACGCAAGGCAAAAAGAATTACAAAGTGAAGAAATGCAAGGATACAGAAATTATGCAGATTTCATGCTGGCTAATCTCGATAAGGACTCTAAATCTCAATTTAGAGTCTGGCAGGTATTCGCAATTAATAAAGCAATAATTGACACATACTCGGCCGCGACTGCGGCAATGGCAGCGATGTCGGGGATACCGGTTGTTGGGGCGGCTTTAGGGATTGCGATGGCCGGAACTATGGTAGCAATGGGAATGCAAAATGTAGCAAAGATATCCGCTATGAAAGTCGGCGGGGCAGAATACGGGGCGTTGATAAAAGGATCGCCCGGAGCAGGCACGCTTATCCGAGCGGGGGAACGAAACAAATCAGAGGCGATCATCCCGTTAGAGAACGAAGAGGCAATGGATGCGATTGGGGGATTGGGGGGGACACAGATTGTTTTTAATGTCGAGACGATGTTCGCCTCTGATGAGTTCCCTGAAGATATCGCGAATAAAATAGACGAAGCTCTATATAAATTGCATCAGAACAAGAATAGCAGATTTGCGGAGGCTATCGCATGAATATGGAATTGCTTAACGTCAATTTTCTTGACACGACGACAATGGTTACAGTCGATAGCGGAACTAGCACTGTAGACGAGTTATTTGATAGAAGATCGACATTGCAGTATCAATCTTCCGGATATGCCGGCGATTCGACATATACAGCTATCAAAATAACTTTTCCATCATCGAAAGATGTAGATAGAATAATACTACAAAACCATAATTTGAAAAGATTTGAGGTGTATTACAATACGATAGACGCGGCGTTTTATGTTCCGTTGACCGGAGCGGATACGACTTCAGCAGTATGGACAGGCAACAGCGCGACTGATCTGTATTTATGCTGTTCGCTATCTTCTATTGACTCAATAATAATATATGCGAGGGATAGCATTGTTCCACTGCAAGAAAAAAAAATCGGAGAGCTATGGATAACAGAAAGCCAGCTTGAGCTGGAAGACAACCCGAATGCGAAACAATACAAGCCGAAATACGAGCGTCGAGAATATACGCACAGGATGAGTGATGGCGGGGTATCGCAATACATAATTGATAAAACATTCTCAGCGGATATAAAGTTAACGTTTCAATCAGAAACGATGAGAGACGATCTATTGACTATATATGACGATACGGATCCGGTTGTCTTTGTTCCTTTCCCGACAACGACGGGTTGGAACGGTAAAGAGATTTACGAAATGAATTGGGTGGGCGATTTCGAGTTTGTGCAACCCGCGGGAGAAAATTATAACACACTAGGTTGGAATGGTACTTTAAGATTGCGAGAGACGCCAAAATGAGTATTAAGGCCGCAATTAAAAAAAATAAAATGGATGTTTTCAGGCGGCTTTATATTAAGCGTCGCATAGCTGGCGAATATGAGGCAGATTGGGAACGTATCGATAACAAGTATATTATAAATTTTGGTAGTGTAACATATGCGATAGATGACATAAAAGTTAACTTTATTAAGTTTAGCGGGATGAAATTCACAGTTGACAATTCAGCCGGCAAGTTTTCTAATATAAATGAGAACAAATCTCTATTCTATGGAGCGACATCTATATATAAAACGATGGTCAAGCTAGAGGCCGGATATGATTATAACGATGTAGAATATCCGACATCTACAACGCTGTATATAGGCTTAATAGGAGAAGACTACAAATATCCTGAGTCGTCTAGAGTACAATTCAGCACTAAGCATTTGTCCAGTATATTTGACGAATTTCCGGCAGATCAATTGACAAACATGAATGTCACCTTAACGGCAAGCGAAATTATAACGAAGATAAGAGATCACGAAGACTCAAGCAACACGGCTATTTTTCAGAAGTATATAACGACAGCGGCCTGGCATTTTTCGACAACGACTAATCCTTATCTTTTTGCTACTAATAGTGCGTTAGAGGGTATGACTTGCTGGGAACTTCTAAAGAATTTAGCGGAGGCGGAGAACAAGGTTTGTTATATTTCAACGGATGGGGAGTTTTATTTTTATCCGAAAACTACTACCGACTCGGTCGCTACTTATCACCTGTCTGGAGTGAATGACGACGATAGAACTTGGGGACATAATATAATATCTAACGTTGAAGTTGATCCAGCTATAAGGAAAATATACAATAGGGTAAGGGCAAAGCATGACGAGGCCGATACGTCGAGCAGTTATTACATAAAAAAAGAGAGTTGGAACTGGAATGACAGCACATCGTCGTTTATATACGGAGTAAGAACTTATGATTTTGAAAACATATGGATGAATTCTGCAACGGCTCAAACAATAGCTGACTCGTTATTTGATGAGTACCATTTCCCGAAAAATGAGATTTCTGTAAAAGTGAAGTTCGTCCCTCAACTGTTTATCAATGATCGCGTAAGCATGACATATAGAACACAGGATATTCAGGGAGATTACCTTTGGGGCTATTTCGATTGGGGCGCGGGAGTATGGGGAGAGGCGAAAGGTTATAATATAGACATAGACAATCAGGACTATCGGATAATAAGCATGAAGCATAACATAAACAAATTCAGCACAGATTTAATATTGAGGGAAATATGAGTTTTACAGTATTACAAAACAGCACGACAGCAGACGCTGACACTTTGATGGATAATTTGTATTATATAGCGCAAGGCAGCCGAATGCCAATGGGCGGGGATACTCTCGAAGCTACAGGAGATGCGTATGATTTGGGCTCTACATCAGCAAGATGGAATAACGTATACTGCCAAAATCTGAACATAACAGGCAGTATAACTTCAGATGGTAAATTTTGGTCGTTGGAGGCCGAAATAGAAACGACAGGGCAGGCCGGCGATATAGAATTTACAGGCTTAAACGGAGACGCGACAAATGTGTACAAAATTATAGCAAATTATAAATTGCTAGGGTCTTCGATAGCGACAATTCGGCTATGGATAAATAGCGATACTGCGACTAATTATGGCTATCAAAAGCTAGATATAACCGGAAGCACAGTCACAGCCGGAAGGACAGCAACTACTCATATGCTTTTTGGATATACGGCCTGGTCCACTACTCCAGCGCAATGTTTTGGGAAAGCGATATTGTCGACGAAGGCTGGCAAAGAAAGAATGATGCTGAATGAACATATGCAATATGGAGGCGGAACATATGTAGAGAAACGCCAAGATTATGCGCAGATATGGGATAACACGACAGATACGATAACATCATTAAAACTTGACATATCTGTATCCGGGCAGTATTTTATCACTGGCTGTGTGTTTCAGTTATGGAGTACAAAATGAGCTGGACGATATTACAGAAAAATCATACTATTGACGCTGGCGAAGTTGATGGAGATTTGAAGTATGTAGGAAGCGGGCATCTATTACCGAGAGGCGGGACGTCTCTCGAAACTACAACAGATACATACGATCTAGGAGCTGATTCCGCAAGATGGGATAATCTATATTGTCAAAATTTGGATGTAGCCGACAGCGTAACTGCGGATGAACGGTTGTGGGCGCTGGTGTCTGAAATAGAATTAACAACGCCATCTCTTTATATAGATTTCATAAACTTGAATGGAGATGCAACAAGCGAATTCATGATAATAACTCATGCTATATTGGCGACTCTTCTTAGTTCGCAATATTTCTTTTTACAAATAAACGGAGTTAGTTCCGCCGCTTATGGATTTCAAGATTTGAGGGCGGAAGCCGCATCTCCTACAGCGCAGAGATACACAAGTCAGACTGCGATGTATATGGGGCAATCGCCTCTTACGACTTATCATAGTTTTGGTGAAGCGGTATTGTCCTCGAAGACAGGGCAAGAAAGAATGATGTTGAACAAATTCATGTCTGGTGAAGGGACTTTTGTTTTTAAACTCAATTTGCCTGCGCAGATATGGGATAATACGACAGATACAATCACATCGCTATTATTTTTTGCTGATAGTTTTGGGACCGGGACAACAATCCAACTTTGGAGCAGACAATGAAAAGAATAAACGTAACGGAAGAAATAAACGAAAACGGGAAACATAAAGTCATCGAATTCAAAAATGGGGTTAAAGTCAAACTATTGAAAGAGCCTTCCGACTTATACAGAAAGAAAATGAAAGCCAGGGCGGTTGAAGAAAAGATAAAACACGATGCGGAAGAGCTTAAACTTTCTCAGGAACGCCTGATAAAACAACGAATGAAAAATAATGCTATAAAAGAATTAATAAAAGAGGGGGCGTTACCGGAAAGCTATGGAGAAAAGACCTGAAACTATCGGAGAATTATGCTTTCTTATCGAAGGCAATTTCGAAAGGCTGGAGGATAAGCTGGCGAGTATGGAAGAGAATATTGGCAGGATGCGTCATTTTGTTTATTGGGTTGCCGGCATTGTTGGCATGGCAACAACTTCAATCTTTCTCGCCGGTTGTAAAATTCTCGGGATCATATAGATTTGATATCTTGTTTGCAATATCTAAATCTAGTTGCGTGTGTATGTCGCTGTCAAAAGAGGACTCATACGGAATTATGTGGCATTTATCGCCGATCCTTTTGCCTTCCCAAATCACAGATGGTCTTGTAGCTAACGCTATTCCGGTATCTTCTCTATATATGTGTTCCCGGATTTGTCGAGGTTTGCCATATGGGATCGTACTAGCAAGTCTTACAAAGTTATTTCCAACCGATCTCCAATAATTTTTATGTGTCGTCTTTCCCGCGAAACAACTATCTAGCTCGCAATTATCTATTAAAGCCTGAGCGCATTGGTCTATTATCCCTTGCGGTCTAAACAAGTCAGTGATTTGAGTATATACAATAATGTCGGGGTGATAGCGTTCGTTCCGGTCAAGCCACTTCAAAACGAACAATAAATTATTTTCAACTTCGGAATAGTATTCTGACAAATACGAAGGACGGATAAAAGGCGTCTCAGCTCCTGCATCGTTTGCTATCAAAGCAATTTCGGGATTATCGGTTGAGACTATAATCCTATCGACAAGTTTCGCGTTTATTGAGTCGGTTATTGTATGCTCGATGAGAGGAACTTTATTAAACAACGCCAGATTTTTGCCTGGCAATCCCTTTGAATTTTTGCGGGCTAATATAATTGAAAGTATTTTCATGATCACCTCTACGGAAAATTGTGTTGATGATAAACAACAGCGCCAGGCTCGTAAACAATTTGATGTTTTTCTTTAAGAACTGCTCGTGCCCAAATCTGGTCCTCTAAATGATCGGCGGTTTCATCAAATTTGATATCGTTCCAGATAGCCTTTTTTATAATACTGTTTGCGTTATGAAAAAAATCATCATCTATCCCTTTTTGGATTTTTTTCATGTCGCCAAATCGTTGATAAAAATAACCTGTAGGCATAAAATACTTATTCGCGACAAAAGGTTCCTGTTTCCCATATGCGCCTGCTACTGATTCAGGGAATATAGAATTCACTAAATTCGCTAATAAATGTTTGTTGCATGGAACGCAATGAGCGGATAGTATAACGACATAATCACCCAAGGCTGCGTCTATTCCTAAATTAATAGCGGCGCCCGGTTTGTAATCAGTTATAGATAATATCTTTCTGATATTATGACGCTTTGCGATATCAAGCGTTTTATCTATGCTTTCATTATCGACTATAATAATCTCGTAATCTTTAAATGATTGCTGATAAAGCATATTCAAACAATGCCCTAGCCATATTTTTTCGTTTAGCGTTCTTATAACTATAGATATCATCCCCATCGCCCCCTGTAATTATTGTATGTATCCAATTCGCAAGTTTGCATGTCAACGCCTTTATCGATATTGAACTTATCGAGATTATCTCTATATTCACATATTGCTTTAAGCTCATAAGGCAAGAGTGAAAATCGATTATCTCTGCCAGGCAGGGCGAGATCAATTGTGAAATGCTTCTCAAGATATGATATATCTTTATCTAATGCTGCGATGGAGTCCTGAATTCCAAAATAATGAGAGCTATATCCAACTGAGCGGCATAACCGTTTCAGAAAATCTATGCGTGAGAGATTAACATTATCAGCCTCACAAGGATAATTAGAAACGCAATGCAATACAGACGCGCGATCAGGTGAGACGGTACGCAATGCCCTCTTGACTTCATTCGCGTAGCTTGCTCCTGTAGAAATAATAATGTTTTCGAAATTCGCATCAACGGCTTTCAATAGTTCTTTATTCGCTATTTCAGAACTGGGAACTTTAATAATGTCCATAAATTCCGATAGCCATTCAACATCCTCGACATTAAAAACTGACGTAAGAAATCTTACATTACGCGACTTGCAATAATCGAATAAATCATAATGTTGTTGACGGGTTAATTCAGACTTTTTATAAATATCAAGACGGCCGTCAGTCATCCAAGGTCCTTCTTTCAAATGCTTGACTTGCCATGTCTGAAATTTTACGAAATCTGCTCCCACCCTTGCGGCTTCGTCAATCATTTTTTTCGCTAGAGAGATGTCTCCGCCATGATTGCATCCTATTTCAGCTATTATTTTACATTCCATAATGACAGTATAAATAAATTTTCAAATAAATGCAAGAAAAAAATTAAAAATTGTTGCGTTATAATGTTTTTATCGTTAATATAAATAAAATATCAATAAGGAGGAATTATGCTTGACACAATTCTTAATAACTTAAAGACTTCGATTGCTGGGACGGCCTCTGCGATAGCAGCGATAATAGCGCTGTTTGGTTTCGATGTAGATCCGATGATAATATCATCTTTGTTAGCGGTAATTGTCGCAGTTTTGGGCTTGCTTGCTAAAGATTGATTCATTTTCAAATCTCCTAGATTTACTACACTTGCCCGCTATTCAAAAGATAGCGGGTATTTTTTTGTTCTATTCTAGAAAAAAGTGTTGACAATAAATTTATCTATGCGTACATTATGAGTATGAAAGAGCTTTTGAGGATGAACAAAGTCAAGCTTGTTGGAAAGAACGCGAAGTGGGTTAAGCAACCGATTACGACAAAAGAATACAAGGATTTTAAAAAGACTATTCATATGTTGGCTAAACCTGTTGATATAGTCTCTCCGCAGGAGTTGCTTATTCAAGTCCGGTCTTTTCATGATATTGACGCCATCATCCAAGTTGTTTTAGACGGTATGCAAGGACGCGCCTATGAAAATGATAGAACAATTCAACGACTTGTTCTTGAGAAATTTCCAATTGCGAAAGGTCAATTGGGGAGTGTGGGAGTATTTGGGCATACTTTAAAGAAAAAGCTTGTTTGGCGAAATTAGAAAAAGGAGGTAATATGAAACGACGAATGAGAGTAGTGCTAAGTATCAGCGCTCCTGTATCAGTTTATGAGCGGTTCTACAAACTTATCGATAATGATAAAACTGGTAGAAAGACTTATGAAATATTCGAAGAAATGCTCATCGTATATGAAAACTCAAAAAAAACAAAAGGAGATTAGTTATGAAAAATCATACGTGTTGCCCTTACGGTCACATCTTCCCTTGTGGTGAAGATGGAGACGCTATCACTGCTTGTGTAGATATTGATGCTGATGGTAACCTTTGGGTTATGAATGACGAGTTAGAAACAAGAGTAAACTTTTGCCCTTATTGTGGTGAAAGATCAATAGACCAGATCGATTGGAGGACAGATAAATGATAGCGGGAATTATAAACAAGCGATTAAAAAGAATATTTTGCAAACCGTTAAAAGAAGAAGAGATAAAAAAACTTTATCAAGCGAAGAAGATCAAGGAGACACAAGATGATAATTGTGATAATATTCATTGCGGCGCTATCCCTTTTTATCGTCGCAGATAATTGCGGGATAAACTTAATTCTGTTATTGGCGATGTTCTTCTTGTTAGGAACAATAGTTCATAGCGGGATGAATGATTACCCTGAGTTGTTGGCAAAGAAAAATGAGATACTCGCGATGGAAAACAGGTTGCACAGGCGGATGCCGTTTTATGATCAATCAGCTTTGAGGGCAACTGTGATGTTAACCGAAGCTGAGTATAACTTTGAGCTTACAAAGTCTCAATATTACAAATCGAATTGGAGAACGATACTATTCGCAGACGGTTTGTTTATCGACTCTAGGATTATGGAATTAAAGCTAATACAAAAAAGGAGAAGATGAAATGGAATATGTTGAACAAAGAAAGCTGGCATCGCAAATATTCACAGGCAAGAAATATGCAGAGTTAAGAAAAGCGATTAGGGAAGGGAAGTGTTTTGTAATGCTTGCTCCCATCGCAGAAAAAGCTGGAGCTATAGAGCATTGGAATAGCTTTCTTGATGAGTGGAAATATTTAGCGGGTTGTAATTGGTCGGACATTACTAATGAGATGAGAATAGAAGCATTCGCTAAATTAAAAGATGAAAAGCATATTTATTATACAGGCTGCGATTGGTCGGGCATTACTGATGAGATGAGAATAAAAGCATTCACTAAATTAAAAGACGAAATATGGATATATTGGGCTGGTCGATATTGGCATGGCATTACAGACGAGATGAGAAGAGAAGCATTCTTTAAATTAAAAGACGGGCATCAGACATATTATGCTGGTCGATGTTGGCATGGCATTACAGACGAAATGAGGATAGAAGCATTCTTTAAATTAAAAGACGAGCATTGGATATATTGGGCAGGCGAAGAGTTTTCGGGCATTACCGACGAAATGCGAGCAAAAGCATTCTTTAAAATGGAAAACGGAAGCTGGACGCACTGGACAGGCAGTAATTGGTCAGGCATTACAGACGAGATGAGAATAAAAGTATTCTATAAATTAAAAGACGCGGAATGGATATATTGGGCAGGCAAAGAGTTTTCGGGCATTACAGACGAGATGAGAAGAGAAGCATTCTTTAAATTAAAAGACGGGCGTTGGACATATTATGCAGGTCGATATTGGCATGGCATTACAGACGAAATGAGGATAGAAGCATTCTTTAAATTAAAAGACGGGCGTTGGACATATTATGCAGGTCGATGTTGGCATGGCATTACAGACGAAATGCGAGCAAAAGCATTTTCTAAACTAAAAGAAAAAAAATGGATAGGTTATTCTAAGAAATATTGGAGCGGGATATCTTAAATAAAAGGGAAATAATAACCGGAAATAATTTGAAAAACAACAAGGAGATAAAATAATGGAAGACAACAAAAACATCGAAGTTATCAAAAAGTTATCAGAGAATTTAGATCAGGCGGGCATACAAAGAACTGACAAAAACAAGACACACAAAGGGTATGACACGACGGGATTTGGATATCAGTATGATGTCGATAGGTTTAACGAAGTTTTGGGGATAGAATGGGGGTATAGCTGGGAGATCATTCATCATGAGAAGGGGGCATATCAATCTGGACAAGCTTGTCACGACATAACTGTGAGAGTATATATTTGGATAATAGAAAGGGGAAACTGTAGAGATTGTGTTGGCGGGCATACAAGTTCTACTTATGCGGATGCTCTGAAGGGAGCAATGACGAACGGTTTTAAAAAGACAGCCGCTTTCTGGGGAGTAGGAAGAGAAGCTTATGCGGGAGAAATTGATGACGACAATAAGCCTTTACCCGATAAGCATGAGAATAGAGTAGTGACTCCCCAACTATCGCAAAAAGAGCAGGCGATCAAATATCTTGATGAGCTGCCTCAATCTGTAAAAGATTTTTTTAAAGTGGTGGGAATTCCGCAGGAAAGCCAGTGGGCGTTTTGTCAAAAACATAAATTCGATATCGATATGATCAGAGGGGAAGTTGAAGCTACAACGACCAAGGAGGAAAACAAATGAATGAGCTAGAGCTAAAATTAGATGGTTTTTCGATTAACGAGATAATTGGGAATATTGACGATTATCCTGACGAGTCTGTTTTGGCAGCGTTTGATTTTATCAAAAAGATCGACTCGGAATTACGAGAAAAGAAACTCTATCTTAGCAAGGTACTGATCGACAGGATGGAAGCTGATCAATCTACAAAAACTCAATTTATAGATGTTAACGGTGAGAAGAAGATGGCAACTTTGAAAAAAGGCGTTATGCGATGCGATCATAAGGAAGCCGACATGAAATATAAGGAAGCGGGCTTTGATCCTCTGGAAATTGGGGAATACATATTTAAGCCGATTTGGAGTAAAGCAAAGAACGCTATAAAATTCGGTGGCGAAAAGAAGAAAATATTAGAAAAGCTGTTTGAAGAGACTTCTAAGTCAATAGAGATAGACTGATGATGTCGATTTTAAGGGTGCTGGAAGTGCGTTTCATCGAGCTTTCCAGCACCCTTGTTAAAAATCTGGTACAAAAGGGTTAAAAGAATGAAAACACCTAAAATTTTAACAGATGTACGCGGAAATCCCGATTGGGGCTGTTTGTTAGTTTGCATAATGCTGATACTTTTTGGAATAAATTTGATCTGGTTGATATGGGAGCTTGTGTTATGAGAAATCACAAAAGAGCAGAGTGCTATTCTTGTATTTATTCCGTTAGGACGATAGGCAATTATTATCTCGGATGTAACAAGCCTGATAAAAAAATGACCGGCAGTCCTTATGGTGTGATGAAGGGCTGGTTTGATTACCCAACGTTGTTCGATCCGTTATGGAAAGAAGACTATTGCGTAAATTATGTAGAGAAGCCTGCAAAAGAGGAGGAACAAAAGGATGGAAAATCAATGCAAACACTTTAAAACTTGTACGGCGACACTTTGTCCGCTAGATCAAGACACTTTAAAAAGCAAGTGGTTTCCCGACGAAGCTATATGTGTGAAGTTCAATTACAAATGGATTAAAGCTCAACGGAAGATATTAAAGATTTGTAGAGACAAGTCAAGATACTTCACATATTCTATGCTGGCGAGAGATTGTGTTATAGGAAAGCGTATGATTGGGCTTGATCCCGACAAAGAGCAGAAAGTAGAGCTAAGTAAATGGCTCAAGAAACATGCCGCGAAAAAAGAGCTGAGCGAGGACGAAAGAACTAAGTTTATAAAGATGATGAAAAAAGCAAAAAAGGAGAACATATAAAGGAGACATGATGAGAATTATTGTTGGGTGCGAATTCAGTCAGATTGTCACAAAGGCATTCAGAGAAAAAGGGCATGAAGCATATTCATGTGACCTATTGCCTACGGAAGGCAATCTCGATTGGCATTTCAGGGAAGATATATTTAGCGTATTGGAAAACAACCAATTTGATATGGGCATTTTTCACCCGCCATGTACTTATTTGTCCAATGCTGGGATCGGATGGTTCAATGAAGCGAGATATGGAGAAAAGGCGATAAAAAGGAAAGAGTTACGCCTTAAAGCTTTTGATTTTGTCATGGCTTTGTTCAACTCTGATATTCCTAAAATAGCGATGGAAAATCCTGTCGGTTGGATAAATAGCCATTTCAGAAAACCTGATCAGATTATTCAGCCGTATCATTTTGGCGATGCTGAAAGCAAGAGAACATGCCTATGGCTTAAAAATTTGCCATTGCTTACTCCAACAAAGATAGTTTCCCCCCAAATTTATGCTTATTATAAAAGAGGGAAGAAAAAAGGACAACCTATTTATGGCGTTTCATATTGCAAATTTGGCAAAGATAGATGGAAAATCAGGAGCAAAACTTTTCAGGGAATAGCAAACGCTATGGCAAATCAATGGAATTTTTCTTAGCAAAAAAAATAAAAGTAAAAGGAGACAAGTTATGAGATGTAATGAATGCGATGCAGAAATGATAATCGATGAGTGGAGCGGCTGGATATGGTTTTGCTGCCATTGCGGCCATGAAGGCAGGAAAGCAACGTCGAAAGAAATTGAAGAGATGGAGGAATAAAAGGGAAATGGAATATGATGATCAAAAAAAGTTAGCATTGCAAATATTCAAAGGCAAGAAATATGCAGAGTTGAGAAAAGCTATTAAGAATAGAGAATGCAAGGTGCAAATGAAAACACCTTCTAAATTATGGGTATCTTCCGCAGGCCGTTTTAGAACTGGCTTTACCGATGAGATAAAAACGATAGGAGTTGAATAATGGAGCAAATAATTGACAAAGTATTCGCAGTGATATTATCAATAACAATAATTATATTTGTTGCAAGAATGTTCATAAAATATACTTGACTTAATGCAACTGATATATTATATTGTAAGTGTATAAGTAAAGGTTTGCCAGCCTTTGAAAAACAACAATCACAATTGATCTAAGCTCTCTGGAGAGAGGGTAAGAATATTCTGTTTTGTGGTTGGCGGGATATTTTGGCGACCCTTTCTCCAGAGAGCTTTTTTATGCTTAAAGTTTAAATTAGAAACTATTAGAGTCTATTAGCAAATTAACGAGGAGTTAACTTTTATGGAAAAAACAAGTCAACAAAAAGCTGTATTCAATCTAATAAAATCTGTTTCAGGACAAAACAATCTTTTAACTGTACCGAGAATGTTTATCGATTACACAGGAGACTGGACAAGCGCAATATTATTAAGTCAGCTTTTGTTTTGGTCGGACAGAGGAGATAATAATGATGGTTGGATATTCAAAACTTATCAGGAATGGGAGGATCAGATCGCTATAAAAAAAGATACTCTCCGTAAAGCTGTTAATAAATTGAAAAAAATGGACATTCTAGAGACTAAAGTTAAAAAAGCATTTGGCAATCCAACGGTACATTATCGCATAAAAGAGTACAACTTTTCACTTTCCTTAGTTGCTTTTCTAGACAAACGAAAGTTGGTAATACCCACAAACGATAGTAGTAAAAACCAAGAAACTATTAATAACATAGATTACAACATAAATATTCCTGAGGATTTTAATAATCCTCTAATACCAACAAAAGAAGAAGAAAAAGTTAAAAGAAAGCCTATACTAAAGAGTAAAGACAAACTGGTACAGACTATTGATACTATAAAGAGCGCCGAGCAGAAAAAAATTAAGGAAAAGTTGAGATTAGCAAGTTTAGAGATCAAAGGCGAGGAGTATTATCACGATGCGAAGGAAGGGGCTTGCTTGTCGAAGTTAGCGAAGAGAGCTTCTCTGGATGTTGTTATGTCAAAGATCGATATATTGTGCAAAAAAATAAAAGGGGTTGATCCTTTTTGGCAGGAACAGCCAGTGTGTCCTTCATCGGTGTTGGCATTGTGGAACAGGCTTACTGTTACAGTTTCGAAGCATAATATAAAACCCTTTGAAGAGGTATGATTATGAATAATCAGGAGAAAGAACAAGAAGAGTTGAAAAGTCTTGAAGAGATTGAGATTGCTTGTATCGGAGCGGCATTATTGTCAAAGCATGCTTTGATGGTATTTATTGAAAATGTAATACCAGAATATTTTTATGTTAATAAATGCAGGACGGTTGCTAAGATAATATTTAGTATGTTCGAAAAGAAAGAAGATATTGATATTATCACATTACGAACAAACTTGATAGCGCAAGGATATTTTAGCGTTGCTGATAAATTAACAGACTTTTATGATGTTGGTATAAGTTCAAGCAATGTCAAGACATACGTAAATAAAGTGAAATTAGGATATAAACGGCGGGAATTGCAAAAGACATTATCTGACTCGTATCAGGATATGCAAGATAGAAGTAATGAAGTTGATGGTATTATACAGAAAATGTCTGAGAAAATTTTTGTATTTGATGATGATAAAACGAAAATAATCAAGATCGGTCAAAATATGAATTATGCCGATCTTGCGTGCGAAGGGGACGCTATCAAGACGGGGTTCAATAGAATTGATCAATATCTACATGGGCTTTTCAGAAAAGAATTGATAATATTGGCGGCAAGACCGTCTTTGGGGAAAACAACGCTGGCGGTGAACATAGCTCAGAATATAGCGAAAGATAAGAATGTGTTAATGTATTCTCTTGAGATGAGTTGGCAAAGTATAGCAATCAGAATGCTTGCTAGTAAAACGGATATGATGTACATGAAGATCAAGACTGGGGCGGTGTCAGGCATAGAGAAAGAGAAGCTAGAGAAAGCGGGCGAGATGTTAGGGCGTTCAAATTTCTGGGTAAATGATAGAGCGGGGATTAGCGTTGAACAGTTAGTAAGATCTGCGACGACTTTCAAATTTAATAAAGGGCTTGATTTTATTGTTGTGGACTATTTACAACTTATGGCGGGTTCGGTCAAGGGTAATCGGAATGAAGCGTTAGGGGGCATTACAAGAAGTTTGAAAATTTTAGCTAAGGATTTGGACGTTCCTGTTCTATTGTTATCTCAGTTATCTAGAGAAGTGGAGAGGAGAGAGGGGCAAATTCCGAGGTTATCAGATCTTAGGGATAGCGGGGAGATCGAGCAGAACGCAGATGTAGTAATGTTTATCTATGAAGATGGTGGGGCTAGTACTATACAGGTTGCGAAGAACAGGAATGGGAGGCTAGGAAGTTTTAGGATGATATTAGAGAAACGATATTTTAGATTTCAGGATTTATAGAGGGCTATGATGAGGTTAACAATGATAAAGCGGATGATTGATAAAGATATGATCGGGCAGCATTGCTTTATTCCTTTTACTAATGCGGATGCGGAGAGATTTTCTAAAGCTAAAAGGAATGTCGCAGTTACGGTCAATGCGAGGTTTACAAGAAATCCCCTCCATCACAATAAATATTTCGGATTATGCAGATTGTTGGTTAATGCCGGATATTTTGTAGACGAGACTGCCGCCTCAGATTTCTTAAAATGCAAAGTTGGATTAGTTGACGTGATAGAGATAACGTCCGAAAGGACAATTTTGAAGCCGAAAAGTATAAATTGGGAGTCGATGTGTCAGGACGAATTCCAAATTTATTACGAAAGGATTGAGGGGATAGTTGCCGAGAAATTAGGGTGTAGTTTAGAGGAGATCAAAAGTAATTTGATTTTCGAGATGTAAAAAAGGAGACAAAATTATGACATTAGAAGAATATGAAAACTTTGATAAGTTGGCACAGTTGGGAAAATTTTTATTTTTGAATGATTTTTGTGTCATCAATAATGAGGCATCAGAAATCAATAAAATTTATTATATTGAAGATGTTGATCTATATAGATATTATGCGGGGAGAGTCCTGAACTCGGATGTGGAAATTCGGGCTGATTTGGCTAATCATTTTGAAACTACTGGGTTCAAAATGGAAATTTCAATAGATGGGGAAAGGTCTTCTATTGATGATCTGAAAAGTTTAATTTCTGAGCTTCGGAAAACGATAACGGTTGACAATGAGTAGAGTTTTAAAAAATAAAAGGAGATAAAATTATGGATGAAGAAGAGATTGAAAGAAATATCAGTATCGTAAAAAGCATAATTTTTAAAAGCTATAAGGAGTTTAAGGGACATAAAAAAGATGCTAGATTGAAAAGGGCGGGTAGGTTAAAGAGATGTAGGAAATGTCTTGCGGTCTTCGATGTTGATGATATGTTTAGTAAGACAGTAGGCAAGGCAAGGACGCAGATGAGCCATTATTGTCTTGAGTGCGCTAAGAAAATAGGGCTTATTTGAATATTCTTATTGACTTAAGTCGCTGTTTGAATTATGGTTATTTGTAAAAAAGAATGGGGGCAAAGATGAAGAGGCGGAAGTTTTCCGGAAAATCTATGGTATTGGCATTAGCGACAGTAATGGTCATCTGTTTTTGCAGAAATGTTAGGGCTGAAAATCTTATAGAAGGCGCAAGTTTTGAATGTGGGCTTGATGGTGTTGAGGCGGTTAATACGGTAATATCTAAAATGGAATTCCCTTTAAGCGATTTCGAAAAGCCTTCAATAGAAAACGGTGGCGTTCATGGAAATCGATGTTTAGAGATAGCGAAAGGAAATCAGGCAGAATTAGGGATTTCGTATGCTTCTAGCGGGTTGGCAACAAAGCGATATAAGTTAGAGGCGGGCGTAATGTATACTTTGTCAGTCTACATGAAAGCAAGCGAAATATGTTATGTCGGATTGTATGTTGGCGAGGATATTTGGTGGCCTTCGCATTCTTGGCCGGATGTAAAAACGGTACAAGTCACAACTGAATGGCAACGGTACGAAAAAGTTTTTATGATCGATGCTTTTTCGAAGACGGATGAATGTTTTGTTTGGGTAGGATTTGGCACGTCTGACACTCAAGCCGTAACATTGTGGATGGATGCTATACAGTTGGAGGCAGGATATTATGCGACAGATTTTGAGAGTCAGGATTTAGATTTTTTTGCAAGTGTGGAGAGAGACAATAAGTTGTTTGAACTGGGAGAGAGTATCCCTTTAAAGCTTAATTTCAGGAACAATACTATAGCGATGGAAGCTTGTTGCGGTCAATATCAGATAAAGAATTTTTGGGGCGGCATAGAAAAGAGCGGTGTCTTTGCTGTAGAGATAGACGGAAACACAAGTGTAGAGAAAATTATTGATATACAGGGGCTGCCGTATGGGTCTTTCAAAACAATAGTTGATATAGGGGGAGAAGTAGAGGAAGTCATTTACGGAGTGTATAAAGAGCGAGATCCTGAAGGGTTAGTTTCAGAAAATTCAACGGTAGGGACACACAACAGGCCGTCGATTGAGATGAAAAAGCTAGGGTTTGGATTAATGAGGACTTGGAAATTCGGTTTTTATGATATGAGCAAGTTTTTAAATGAGTCTCCTGATAAGGATTTTACTATAGCGGACAGGCTTTTTGATCTAATTCAAGTTTATGATATGAGGACAATGGCGGTTTTGGGTAGTGTCGGAGATGAGACTGTTCCGGTTTATGCAAGAGGACTAATAAAGCCGAATGGCATAGCTTTGCCGACTGTAGGATATTGGCAAGAGTATGTCACTATCGTTGTTGATAGGTATAAGGATGCTGTAGACTACTGGGCAATATACAATGAAATTGGATATTACTTTACTGCTGCTGAATACTTGCCGTATTTGCAAGCCGCTTATATTATAATAAAGACTCTTGATCCGACCGCGTTAGTTGTCGGGGTATGCGGTTCTTTTGAGGGGGCGGATGCTGATCCTCAAGGATTTGTAGATCAAATAATTGAGATAGGCGGTCTGAACTGTATGGATATTATGTCTTTTCATTTATACAATTCTACATTTCCGGAAGCTTACAGGGGGATTGGTATCGTTGAATATATCGAAGGGTTCAAGGTTAAGATGCGAGCTAAGGGCAAAGAAATTCCGATCTGGAATGGGGAACAGATGTATCATGTTAGGCAATCCGGATATTCGCAAGAGATTTTGTCTTTTCCTGCTAGTTTAATACGAGAAGGACATGACGCGATAGGGGTAGACACCGTTGAGGAGTATGCAGAAATTATTGTCAGAAGTCATATTTTGATGGACGTGATGGGTGGGAAACAATTCATGCTAGGCAAGTATAACTCTGATGAGTTCTCAGCAAAGGCGACAATCATTTATCCCGCTTACAGTTCTCATGTTGAATTCGACAATTCTTCCCGACCCTCCAAGGTGGCTCTCAATGCAATGATTAATATTTTAGATGGTTTCGAATATTGGGAAGAAGCCGACTGGGGAGATGGCAAGAGATGTTATTTATATAAAAATGACGAGATGATTACTGCGGTCATATGGGCGTACGACGGAGATGTATCTCATGATTTGGTTTTACCTGATGTTTCGTACAGGGTGTTGGATTTTTTTGGGAATGTTACAAAGGAAACATCTATTGACGGAGGTTTTACTGTAGAGTTAACTGGCGACGTTAAGTATTTACAGATGTATATCAATACTGCTGAAATGATTTTAGAGAAAGTTCAGGGGGAATAAACTATGTCGTTCAAATATAGGAAACAGAGAGGAACACTTAGCGAGTCGATGAAAGCTGTTAAAGAGTTTCATTCAAGATCGGATTTTGTCAAATACTTGCAAAATGATCTTGATAAGGAGTTTGGCATTGGGGAGCTTGATCTTAACGAAGTAAAGGTTAAAAAATATAGCGATGGATTTGATGAAAGGATTGGGTGGGACACACATGTTGTTTATCTTGACGGGTATGGTGTTCTTGGGTTTACCGATGCGCCAGTTTAAATCAAATCAGACTTTAAAACACAGGAGAAAAAGATGTTTCAGCTCTGCCAGCATTGCTTTGAGAACAGAGGAACACAGCATCATCACAAATTTTCGAACTCTAAGGTTAATAAACGCAAATATGGTAGAAAGCTGATCGGAGACGAAAGGAATTTGATGCTTGTATGCGCTGATTGTAACAGCTCTCATGCGAAGTTGAAAGTGTTAACAGAGAGGGAATTCTGCGAGATGATGGGAATTTTGAAGTGTGTATTATGCAAACATGATTTAGACGGGCAATGTATATTTCATGATAAGATGTTCGCGATGACGTGCAGAGATTTCTATTTTGACAAGGACAAGTATTATGTTAAAGAGTAGGGAGAGGATGTCCTCTCCCTACCAGGTGTTTATTTGTACATTTTTTTAAGTTCTAGAAAGTCGGGTAAAGAATAAAGCTTTCCCCCGT